GTTTGGTCCTTCACCCTCAGATGGTGGTACTGAGTCATCATCATAGCTAAATCGTGCTAGTCGTTCTTCATTTAACTCAGCTTCGCTATTGGCATAGCTTGGTATCTCATTGACGATTTTAGGATCATATCCTTGTTGGACTAGCTCACTTACAGACCTTTTAACTCTATGGCATACAAAGTCTGCATCTTCTAGTGATGCTGCTCTACGTGAAACTAAAAATTCTTCTGGTGGTACAGCAACTACTCTTACTTGTCCATCAGTATTGGTTTTTTTGACCTTGACATCGTGTTCTACGACTTTAGGGCTAACTAATGTGCCGAAATCATCAGTAACTGCTTTTTGAACAACAACCTCTGTGTGTTCAAGTATTTCCATATCATCACTAGCAAGAATAGATTGATACTCAATCTCAGTTAGGTTCGTATACGTTTCAGTTGTAACCTCTGTGCTTTCTTCCCAGTAATGTTTGATTACACCTGTTTTACTTATAAGGGCATCTTTAAAAGCATCATAGAGGACCTTAAACCCGTTATTTTGGCGATTAAATACATAGTTGCAGTAGTTGGTAGCCTGTTCTGCCATTTCAACGTCTTCTGGACCTTGTGGCTCGAATTCAGCTACATTGTTGTGAGTCGTAAAAATACGCATCAATGATGGCATAATGTACTCAACTGTATCTCTGACATCGGTTGTAACGATTTCTGATCTACCATCAATCTCATTACCAAATGGCTCACCCAAATAATATTTCATCGCATCTTCTCTTTGATTGGAGAGTTCGGTGTTTGCGTAACCTGTAGCTCCTTGTATCTCAGAGTTTAGTTGCGAGACTAATTCATCTTCAGTCATTTTTCTTGGTTTTTTTGCCATTCTTTACCTTTAGTGATTGTAATTCTTTTTCCATTTGTTCTAGTCTTTCTTCTAGTTCTTGAAGTTTAAGTGCCATTTGAGCAGGTGATGCTATCAAATTTGCCATTACTTGCCTAATCTTTCTCTTTTAAATTGTTCTGCTCTTGACATAGATGTGCTTCTGCTTGGTATAGGTCTTCTTATCCTTGGACACATTCTATCGGCAAAAGTCCTACTGCCATCAGGGCATATTTTCATTGGTCTTCTCGGTCTCATTGGAGCTTTCCCTGCTGTGCCTGGTCTTCGCATTGGTGTTGTATCTGGCATTATTATCTCCTAAACGATTGCGACATCTGGTCCTAGTCTACCTTTACTATTCCACTTAGATGTCTCTGTTGTTGAATGTCTTAGACTCATAACTGCATATCGTGTAGCAGACATGATGTCATCCTTAATCTTTACTATTTTGCCATCTTTACGATGATATAATCTGTATTCCTCAAACCAGTCATAACAGGTGTTAAAGACCTTAAATTTGCCTTGTTCCATGCGAGATAACATCTCCATAATCCCTGCTTCTACTGAATTACCACCTTTCTTTTCTCCTAAAGCTGGTGGGTTTTCAAAGTGAAAGGGAAGCATATTCACATGAGCTGTACGATATTGCTCAGCTAGGGTAATACCACTTCCTTTATCGTGTTGATATCCATCATGAGGAAAAGCTATGGGTATATAGTGACTGCCTTCACGTTGATTGATATGTGTTGCATGGTAATCAGGTGTTTGTTTTGACATCTTGTAGGTGTCATAGATATACACGATATCCTCATCTCTATCCCATGCTACCCAAACAACTGCTGTTGGGTGATCATATCCAAAATCGAGACCTGCGATACGAGGGTAATGAGAGGGTATAGTAAATGGTTCGCAGGTCAGATTGTCCTCTAATATCGGAAATACCAGACCACTACCTATCATGGGTATTCCTTTAGACCTCATATCTCTCTCATGAGGTGGTAATGCTTGTAAAATCTGTTCTTTCATGTCATCGGTTAGATGGTCGGCATCTTCCCATCCTGCTGTAATCAATGCCTGTTTTGACTTAAGTTCCGATGTAAAATTCTGTACTACCTCAGTCATCCCTGATTCTGGGGTAAATGTCATATAGACCTGTCCTCGTCTGTCTAAGGTACGAGTGATACATTGTGAATAGATGTCTTGTGGTGGTTCCTCATCGAGCCATACTAGGTCGATACTCTCCCCCATAAATTTTTCAGCACCCATTTCATAGGCTTTAAAGGCAACACGAGACCACCCACCACTTTTATGTTTAACAAGGACTGACGAGTGTGCGTTGGGTACTCCAGGTTTCCTTGTAGTTTCACCAATAAGATGTTTAGGAACTGATCCTTTTCCTTTATCTCTTGGGTTGTCTGGTTGCCCAAATAATTCTTTTTGACAGATATCTCTTGTGGTTTCATTACTAGCACCACATACCCATGCCTTAATCGGCTCTTTAAAGCGTTTTCCTTTCCACCAACTAGGGTATTCACCAGTAAGATGGATAGCCATCTCCATAGCCCCTACATAGGACTTGCCCACCCTGTTTGCTGCCATAAGTAACCTTTGATTAGCTTCACGACCACTATCATGGAATCTTTGTTGAAAAGCATAAGGTTCGTAGTAGTTGAGTCTATTGGTCTGTTGGCGAGTCTTAAGAGTGGATATGATCTCATCTATTCTTTGCGATTCAGTAGACATAGTTATCCACATCCTATTGTAAGGATTTTTTTTTCGATTACAACCATATCTTGTGTTTTTGTTAGATTGAATCGGCACATGTTGTGTTATATCGTATATATACTCTATTTTCCTCAAGAGAATATGGAGTGGACTACACTTATATACTTGTGGGCTCATGGGGGTTGGTGGTGTCTAGCTAGAATAATAATCAGATAACAACCTTTTAAAGCTATCTACAAGCCTGTTTATAGCCTTTTATTTTCATTTAGGTATCTTTACTACTTAGAATAATAAAACTATCTATAATTAGTTATATGTTTGCGATTATTTATTGCGATTTATTTTGTAGTGTGTGTGTTCGTGGCTATACGTCTTTCCCTAATCAAGTGTAATATCTAAAAACCACCTATAAAACAAATAACCACTTATAAAACCCTTTATCTATACTACTATATAGAAGATTAAGTACTTGCTTGTCTTTTGGCGATTTCTGACAGTCTCATATCTGCTAAAAATAGGCGTATATTTTTATTTGATACACAAAAGAAAAAGACAATAAAAAAGGCTCGATTAAGAGCCTTTAATATTTTTTTCTGTAGATCTATTTTACTTATTCATTATCCCAAAATGATGTCCAAAAAGAATGTTCATCTTCGTAGTGCATTTTTTCATACTCTTTTTTTGTATAGTTTTTATATAAGCATTTATCACTACAATAATAAGATTCTTCGCCTGTATCAGCACCAACAAAATATCCCTCATACATTTTGGTGTTACATTCATCACATGTTTCATATTTCATTGTTTAACCTCTTAATATCTAGCTATTACTACAAGCATTATACAAATCAAAGGAACATATAAGATGTATCTGCAAAAGCTCATTTCATTTTCATTAATTGTCTTTAAGTATACAGCTAATCCATAAAGGAAAAGCCCGAACACAAAAAGGAAAGTAAAAAAATATATTTCTAATATCATTGTTTAACCCTCTCTTTTAATATTTGTTTAGCAATGTTTATGTTTTGTTTTTCTTCATCTGTTAAAAGCAAATAAAGATTTGACATACTTTTAACCCATGTTTTTATTTCTGTGTTACTTAATGTATTTAACCAATCTTTCATCTTCTCACCTCTCAAAAGTTTAATAATACATCTAATTGTACAAGTACAATCATCATGCAATATAAAATACATATTCCAATAATTGCACCTGTAAACGCTTTTATTATGTCTAATATGTTCATGCTGATGCACCTTTATACATTTCTTTTGTATCTTCATCATTATAATAATCAAGCGAGTAATTAAGGAACATATCCCAATCAACTTTAAAAAGCTTATAATCAGTTAGTCCACCTCTAGCGTCAGCACCATTATGAATGGATAACGCAATAATATTATTATCATAAAAGTCATCAGCATATAAAAACTGAATATCCTGAGATAATACAGTTTGTTCATTGTATGTATAAACACAATTAATTTTGCTATCTGGATATATAAATTCTTGCATAAATTCTTCAACATCATTCCAAGAATTTCCCCTGCCCTCTGGATTATTCATATAATGATATTTATCTTCATTTATCCAATCTATAAGATTTTTATTTTCATCTGGTAAGTATTCGCATGATTCACTTAAATGATGAAATAATGATTTTTCAGGATAATCATCTTCATAAGATATATATTTATCATTCTGAAAGTCTTTTAGTGTTCTTTTCTGGTTACGTTGCCACGCTCTTCCATCTTTACCACCACTATCACACATGTGTATTCCTGTGTTTTCTGTTAGCATTTCATATATAATATTTTCTATATTCATAATATAACCCTCTATTTGTTAGTTAATTTTTCCCATTTGTTGAAATGTTTATTATCTTTAAAATGACAATAATAACCTTTATTAATAGCTATAACTTCATGATGATAAATATGTATACTTTCGTCTTCAGCAAGTATTTTTTTGATCTTTTCATCATTTAGCATTAATGCTGTTAATATGTTTCTTTGATAGTCTAGTTGATTTGTAGGATATAAAGATTCCCAAGTATCTAAATCTATATCTACAAGAACAGTAGAATATCTGTAATAAGATTCTAAATAACTCCCATTGTTATCTAGCACTCTATATTGTGTTTTTACTTTTAACATATATAACCCTCTATAAATATTAATTACCTATAATTTATATCATATATTCAAATAATGCAAGTATTGATTTATTTACTGAATTAATTGATTATTATTTAATTCTAAAGATTTTTAGATTGAATTATGCTAGATAGATTGAATAGTATTTGGCTAGTTTTTGGCGAATTGGCTAATATTTGGCTAAGTTTGGCTTGATTGAATGAACGACTGGGATTGAATGAGTGAACGACTAGGATTGAGTGGACTTCCATGTCCATTTATGAGGAAACTAAATTAATTTACTTTCTATGTATGCTATGGCGAATCGTTCTTTATCGTTTGGCGTAAATACCTTAGAATCTAAGCCATATTTATGTCTGGTTGAATTGATCTCGTTACAATAACAAACCCATTCCTCGTTTATTTTATCTTCATGTTGCTCTTTAAAGTCATTTTTATAACTCATGCCTGTTTCTCCCTGTCTTCTTTGGCATATTCATGTTCCTTGCCCTGATAATCTTCTATTATTTCTCCTGTTTCGCTGTCTTCCCTGTAGACATCATAATATCCACAATCATGACAACCCATAATATGTCCTGTTTCTTCATCATTGAATGTTTCTTGATAGGCATTTTCTGAGCCACACTCAGTACAACACCACTCTCCTGTCATACTACTCATTATTATTCTCCTCATTGTCTTCAAAATCATCTGCGTTTTTTATGCACTCATCCCACTTTGAAGTAGATTCTAATGTATAAGTCTCTCCCTCGCCATCAAGATATAATTCTTGTGCCTTTTCGAAACTCTCGGCATAAACTGTTACTTCTTCTGTTGTTTCACAATGATTATGCCAAATGTATTCTTTTAGTTTTTTTGTTTTTTCTACACTCATTTTTTCCTCTCTCTTGTTAAATATTCTGTCGTAACCCTCACTAAAGTTTTTAATGTT